AGTCAGGAAGCCGCCGAAATGCGGAAAGCTGCTGAGAAAGAAGCAGCCGAAGCAAAGCAAGCAAGAGACTACTACGCACAGCAACTTGATGTGCTGGCACAGCAGATTCAACAGACAATTCCTCAGGAACCTGATTGGGTCTCATTAGCAAAAGAGGTCACGGCTGAAGAGTACAACGCAATTAGAGCAGAGTACGATAATCGTCAGGCAAACCTCGCAAAAGTGGAGCAAGAGAGACAGGCACTGTCTCAACAACAGGCCGCTGAACAAGAAAAGATGCTTCACGAGCATCTTAGAGCGCAACGGTCTGACATGCTAAATCGCATCCCTCAGTGGAAGGATGATGATGTTAGAAATAAAGAGCGTCTTGAAGTAGTTGAGTATGCTCGTAACATCGGGTTTAGCGAACAAGAAGTTTCACAGGCCACAGACGCTAGGGCCGTGGAACTTTTGTACAAAGCGATGCAGTGGGACAATCTACAGCGTAAGAAACCCACGGCTAAGAAACGCACACGACAGGCTCCAAAAATGGCTAAAGCTGGACAGCCACGCACAAAAAAACAAGTTGCAAGTCGTTCGCGGCAACAGTCTATGAATCGCCTCAATAAAGAGCGGTCTGTAGATGCAGCCGTATCATACTTGATGGGCAACTAATCTTAGAAGGAGAACAAAATGTCCACTTTTACTACTTCAACAGCTATTGGTGAGCGCGAACAGCTTGCCGATGTCATCTATCGGATTGACCCCGATGAAACACCCATCTTCAGCGCACTGAAGAAGGAAACCTCAAACGGTATCTTCACCGAATGGCAAGTTCAGGAATTGGCCGCAGCGTCAGCTACTAACTACGTCAATGAAGGTGCAGACGCCAGTGTTGTTGCTCCAACGGCTACTAGCCGTCTGGGTAACTACCATCAGATCTCAGTCAAAGCAGTAGCTGTATCAAAGACTCTTGATGCAGTTGAGAAAGCTGGCCGTGATCGTGAAGTAGCTTACCAGAAGGTCTTGAAATCATTGGAACTTCGTCGTGACATCGAAAAAGCAATCGGTGACACAAACGTGGCTCGCTCTGGTGCAGACCCTCGTAAATCAGCATCACTCATCACTTGGATCACCAATGGTGACGCGCCTGCTGATATGGCCTTCGCTACTGGTGACGGCACAGACGTAGCTGACCTGACTGGTACTGCTCGTGCGTTGACACTGGCTCAGATTGAGACAGCGATGCAAGCAGCTTGGACAGACGGTGGATCGCCAAAGATTATGGCGTGTTCAGCCGCTAACCGGGCCAACTTCTCAGACCTGTCAGCTTCTGGCAACTTGGTCAGCAACGATGTCAACATGACACAGGCCAAAGAAGTGACCTACGTTGGTTCGACTTCAGTCTTCTTGACTGACTTCGGCACATTGGAAGTCGCTCCTTCACGCTTTATGGGTGACGACAAGGTCTTCTTGATCGACCCAGACTTCGCTGCACTTTGCACCATCAATGGCCGTAATTTCGCCGAAAACGAAATTGCACCAACAGGTGACGCAGAGAAGTTCCAGATTGTGACTGAATGGGCCTTGAAGGTGCTTGCACCTAAAGCCCACGCAGCCGTAATCGGTCTGGACGGATCATAACATTAGAGGGGGCGGCTCTGCCGCCCCTTCATCTCATTGGGGCAAAGTATGAAAAGATCACTAATTAATGATGCCGTTACAGGCAAAAAGATTGACCTAGTCACTGATACTGACGGTTCTCAGCGCATCCAGTCTACACAGAATTTTGACACGTTGATGAAGCTGAACAGTCAGATGAATAATGATTGGCGTCCCGGCAGTTTGCGCGGAACCCAGAAGCACATGCAGCATGTGGCAGAAATACCTAATGTCGTGTATGCTCACCTAGTAGAAAAGTTTGGCAAGCCAAGCGAAAACCCAAAGGCGTGGAAGCAGTGGCTGAACGATAGCGAGAACCGCGCTTTTAGAACTGGTGGTGGACAAGTTTAATGGCTATTACATCTTACGCAGACTTGCAAACATCTATCGCCAACTTTCTGGCTCGTGATGATTTAACTACACAGATACCTGACTTTATTCAGTTAGCTGAAGCCCGTATCAATCGTGAGTTGGAAACTCGTGAGCAAGAGAAGCGTGCACAGGCAACGCTTGTAGCTGGTGATGAATATATTGCTCTGCCTGTGGACTTGCGTGAGGTCAGAGAAGTTAAGTTGAATACAAGTCCATTAACGGTGCTGTCCTACGCATCACCTACAGGCCTTGATACGCAGTATTCAAGCAATGGTCAGGGCAAGCCACAAGGCTATAGCATAGTCGGCAAGGAGATGAAGATTCGTCCTATACCAGACAGCGGCTATACAATGGAGATTGTTTACATTGGAGATGTTGATGCGCTGTCTGCGGTTAGCACCCCTATACTGTTCACACGTTCACCTGACCTGTATTTGTACGGCGCACTAACAGAGGCATATGTGTATCTTCTGGATGAGCAGAGAGCCGCGCAGTATGATGAGAAGTTCACTCGTGCTATAAATGAGGTGCGGATGGACGAAGAGCGTTCACACTATGGCACAGGGCCACTACAAACTAAATCTGTCTACTTACGGCAGAATGTAACAGCGGAGAAGTAACACATGTCTGCAATGAGTGATTACCTAGAGAATGAAATTCTCGACCATATTCTAGGCACTGGCGCGTACACAATGCCAACGACAGTATATGTTGGTTTGTCTACAGGTTCTTTTAATGACGACAACAGCGGCACAGAGTTAACTGGTAACGGTTATGCTCGTGTATCAATTAGCTTTGGTGCAGCGGCATCAGGCACAGCAAGCAATGATGCGGCAGTTGAGTTTTCAGCAGCTACTGGATCGTGGGGTACGGTAAGCCATTTTGGTTTGTTCGATGCCTCATCAGCCGGGAACTTGCTTATCCACGGTGCGCTGACTGCCAGCAAGGTCATTGAGACTGGAGACATCCTCAAGATTGCAATCGGTGATATGGACATCACCGCAGCGTAGGTGTAGCCAATGTCAACCACAGCACCATTAGATAGGCTAACTGGAACCCTAGATAGCTACACCTTCACTCTAGATACTCTGGGTGACAAGGTCGCGTGGACTGCTGTTGCCTTAGACCATATGGATGGCTGGGGTGCGCTGGACAACTGGAACTATGGCACATTAGATGCCCTTGCGCTTGAGGTTAAGGTTGCTGATGGCTCCGCTGCTACAGCCGCTACAGCCACAGGGACAGCAGTAAAGCTAAAGGGTATTTCAGCCGCCGTTGGCACCTCTGTGACGGCCTCTAGCACCGCTGGCCGCATAAGAACTATGGTCGCCTCTGTTGAGGCTATCAGCACGGCTTCTAGCGCGTTTGTCCGTGTGCGTCCATTTGAGGCTTTGGTTGATGCGGTTGGCACTGCTGCTCTTGACGGTACTCGTATCAGAACCGTGTCTGGTTCTGTTTCTGTGTCAGCATCAGCTACATCAAGCTCAAACTTTGTCACGCTGGCATCAGGTGTGGCAGACACATCTGTTTCAGTAACAGGTGCAGTAAATGCTGTGTTTAACGGCGCATCTACAGCAACAGCTTCTGTTTCACAGGAAACATCTGCGAAGATACTTGGCGAAGATTGGGGCGAGGTTGAAGTAGGTACTGAGGTATGGACGGATGTGCCTATTGGTTCTGAGATATGGTCTACAGTAACAACATCTAGCGGGACTTGGTTAGGACAATGATACAGTTTGGAGAATGGTTGCCAGATCAGCCTGATTTTATGAACTCTGGTGTGGTTACAGCAGAAAACGTAATACCAGCGGCTAATGGCTATCGCCCACTAAATCAATTCATCAGCTTCAGCAACGCCGCTAGTGGAACGATACGAGGTATATATGCCGCAAAAGATAATGACGGAAACGTCAAGCTATTCGCTGGGGATGACGCCAAACTATATAGTTTCAACGCCTCAACTAACAATCTGGACGATGTCAGTAAAGCTGGATCACCAGCCTATGATCTCATCAATGCAGAAAAATGGCGGTTCGTACAATTCGGTGAATACGTCATTGCGGCTGGTGGAATTGGAGAAGAACTGCAAAAGTGGCAGTTAGGCACTGATACCGCATTTTCTGATCTAGGTGGAACTCCGCCAAAGGCTGACTTCATTGCAGTTGTGCGTGACTTTGTGTGGACAGGCAATATTGATGAAGGTTCTGGACGGGTGCCGTACAAGGTGCGCTGGTCTGGTTTTAACGATATTGATGGGTGGACAACTGGCACAGATCAATCTGACTTTCAGG